GGGAGGGTGGCGCACCATTAAGAGAGATAAGGCAAATGGATATTCTTAGCTCCCCGATTGCGTCAGTTCCGCTCAGAGAATCAGTAAGTTTTGAGCAATTCTTAAAGTCTTATCAGGGTACATTATCTTCTCAAGATATGGTGGGACTCTTAAGAGAGCGTCAGATTCCGTTACGCGAGACTGTATTAAGACAAGCTAGGGTTCCTAGAGAGCCTATGTATCTAGAGGATGCGAAAGAATTTTACGGTATAGAGGATTCTGTTTGGGATACCCTTCTACCTCGCCAAAGACAGGCATATTTTGATGAGCTTAGGGAGGATATGGCAAGTGGGAGATTGCGTCCCAACCAACTTTTCGATGATACTGAGTACGCAGATAGTCATAATTTAAATCTTCAGATAGAAAGTCCACATAATTATAAGGAGATTTTGATTAGTTTGCCCCCAGGTTCTCTTTCGCGTACATATCAAGACCCTCATTATTCTGGGCATGAAAATATTATAGTAAATATTCGAATAAATGAGGGGTTAGTTGGTGGGGAAAAAGCTATGATTTTACAAGAAGTTGAAAGCACTTTACACCAGAAGGCAGCAGGATTACGGAAAGAGGAAGTAGAACGTGTCCGGCGAGAACAGCAGATTTCCAGGGGAAAAGCAGAGGACTTAGTGCCCCAAGATTGGGCTTATATGCCAGATGAGAATGGACGTATAAGGGTTCCTAATGCGCCTTATAAGAAGACTTGGCATGAGCTTGGATTCAAACGTGCTTTGATGGAGGCTTTGAAAGACCCCACGATAAAGCGATTAGTTTGGACAGATGCAAATACTCAGTCAATACGAGCTAACGATCATGATTGGGAGCAAAATCCTGAGGCTATAGAATTACACAAACTTTTCTCCGACCTTTACGATAAAAAACTTGTTCAGTTTTCTAAAAGGTTTCTAAAACAGGTTCCTGTGAAGGCAAGTAGTGATCTTTTTGGAATGGAGGATGAGTGGGTTATAGGTAATAGTGCGGAAGGAGGTTACTTATCTCATGGGGATACTAGGAATGCCCTTAACCTACACCCAGCTCTACAAACATCTAGAACTCCAGATTCTATTGTGACGTTTAGTAGTGAACAAGAAGCTCTAGAATTCCTATATTCTCCAGCGTCAGATCATCTTGGCCCCGAATGGGAAGTTGGTCAAATGGGGGCGGGTAAAAATCTCAAGTCTATTGACTTAGAAGATATTAGGGAAAGGTTTAAGGTGAGACAGTTGGGGCCATACAAAGGGACGACAGAGGAGGTAATCTCTATGCCAATGGCCCAACAGGAAAGTGGTGGACTTCTAGGGAGTTATGCGTAATGCCTATACAACGCTGTACTCTTAAAGAAGGAAAGAAAGGCTGGAAATGGGGTTCTTCTGGGAAGTGTTATCCCAACAAATCACAAGCAGAAAGACAAATGAGAGCGATTCATGCAAGCAAGGGCAGAGCTAGAAAAAGCAGTAGAAATCGCTAGGGAGATAAGGACAAGAGAAAGGTTCAATAAGATTGATCTGTACGATCCTTATCCTTATCAATTTAACTTCCACGAAACTGGAGGTTCTGCTAACCAGCGACTTTTAATGGCTGCCAACAGAATAGGGAAAAGTTACTGTGGTGCAGCAGAGATGTCTTTTCATGTAACTGGGTTATACCCAAAGTGGTGGAAGGGCCGACGATACCAACAGCCAATAATAGCGTGGGCTGGTGGAGTATCGAATGAAACAACACGCGATATAGTACAGTACGAATTATTGGGTTCCCCAGATGACCCAGAGGCTTTCGGTTCAGGGTCAATCCCTAAAAAACTAATAACAAAAACCGAAAGAAAACCTGGAGTCCCTAATGCCAAATCGGTCGCTCTAATCAAGCACGTTAGCGGTGGGAACTCTTCTTTATTCTTCAAAGCCTACGAGATGGGCCAAGAGAAATGGCAGGGCCGTTCAGTAGATTGTATATGGTTGGATGAGGAACCAAACAGGGATATATACTCCCAAGCAGTTACTCGAACTTTGGATCGTAGGGGTATGGTTTATATGACTTTTACTCCAGAACAGGGGATGACAGAAACTGTAGCCTCATTTATGAACAACCTCCAACCGGGCCAATCCCTGACTAACGCTACTTGGGATGATGCCTCTGAGAGAATCTTCTCCATAGGAGGAGAAAGAGGCCACCTCTCAGAAGTTGTAATGGAACAGATATTGTCCAGTTACAGCCCCCATGAGAGAGAGATGAGGCGTAACGGTAGACCCTCAATTGGTTCAGGATTGGTTTTCCCACTAGGGGAAGAAAAGATACTAATTGATCCTGTGCGTATAAAAAGTCATTGGCCCAGAATAGCAGCTATAGATTTTGGTTGGGATCACCCCACCGCTCTCGTATGGTGTGCTATTGATAGGGACTCAGAAACTTTTTATGTGTATGATTGTTACAGGGCTTCAAAAGCAAGCCCCACTGTACACGCTTCATGTATACGGCAACGACCTATGTTTATACCCATAGCCTACCCACATGACGGGAATCGCAGGGATAGCATGGGAAACCCAGGTCTTGCCGACCAGTATAGGAATCTAGGTTGTAATTTTAGATTAGAGCATTTTACCAATCCTCCAGCTCTAGGAGAGAATAAAGGTTCTAACTCTATAGAGGAAGGTTTAATGGCACTGCTACAAGCTATAGAGGCTGACAAGTTTAAAGTGTTTTCAACACTTCCAGATTGGTTTGAAGAGTTTAGGATGTATCACAGGAAGGATAACAAAGTAGTCCCGATTAGGGATGACCTCATGTCTGCAACGAGGTATGCGTTTCAATCCCAGCGTTTTGCTATAGCTGGAGAAGACCCCACATGGACACAAGATGTTAAATACAAGAATTATGGAATTGTTTAATGGCTAGTGAAAAACTTACTGAAGAAGAATTAGTAACCAGGATACGGGGGGAAATCTCTGATTCTCTTGGTTATATGGGTGATGTAATATCTACTCAGCGCGAACAAGCCATGAAGTATTACTATGGTCTACCATTTGGGAATGAAGTTGAAGGGCGTAGTCAGTTCGTAGATTCTACTGTACAAGATACTATTGAATGGATAAAACCATCCTTGATGCGAGTATTCGCTTCTGGGGATGAGATGGTCAAGTTCTCCCCGCATGGGCCAGAAGACGTAGAGATGGCTAAACAGGCTACAGACTACGTTAATTATGTTTTTACAAAAGACAATCCAGGCTGGGAGATCTTATATTCTTGGTTCACAGATGCTTTACTATCAAAGAATGGAATAGTAAAAGTTTGGTGGGATGAGTATGTTGAAGACGAAAGAGAAGAATATAGGAATTTAGAAGAAGTTGAATTCTCTATGCTTATATCTCCTGAAGATGTAGAAGTTATAGAGCATACTGAGTATGAGGTTGAGGGGATGCCTCGACATGATGTAGTTATAAAGCGTAGCTTTAACAATGGAAAGATAAGAATAGAGAATGTTCCTCCTTCAGAATTTCTTATTAGTCGGGAATCTAAGAGTATTCAAGATGCTAGATTTGTATGTCATAGGGTTATAAAAACACTCTCTGAACTAAGAGTGATGTATCCAGATGAAGACCTTGAGCCAGGTGACCTTGGTGGAGGTGATGATGATATGTCCGCGTTCTCTGCTGAAAGGTTGGAGCGTTTTCAGTTCGACAAATCTGCTAAGTATTGGGAAGGTATGGGAGGTGGAGATGACTTTGGAGAGGAAGGCTTACGAACCTACTGGCTGCATGAGTCTTATCTAAAAACAGATTTTGATGGGGATGGTATTACAGAACTTAGGAAAGTTTGCACAGTAGGCTCTAAAGTCTTAGCGAATGATGAGATAGATTCTGTTCCACTTGTTTCTATTACCCCTATAAAAATTCCACATAAGTTCTTTGGGCTTTCGGTTGCAGACCTTGTTATGGACTTGCAACTTATGAAGAGTACGCTCATGCGTAATCTCATGGACAATATGTACAACCAGAACTTTGGTCGGTTTGCAGTTTTAGAGGGGCAGGCGAATCTCGATGACCTACTCACCCAACGTCCGGGTGGAGTAGTTAGAGTTAAATCCCCCAACGCCGTAACGCCCCTCGCTACCCCTGCCTTGCAACCTTACTCATTCCAGATGCTTGAGTATTTAGATAGTGTAAGGGAATCTAGGGCTGGTGTATCTAAGATGTCTCAAGGTTTAGATGAGAATGCCTTGACATCACACACCACAGCCACTGCTGTAAACGCTGTTATGGGAGCAGCCCAAAGTAGGTTAGAGTTAATTGCTAGAAACTTTGCAGAAACTGGCGTAAAAGATTTAATGATAAAGATATATGAATTACTGTACAAGAATCAAGATAAAGAAAGGGTGGTTAGGTTACGCAATGAGTGGGTTCCGGTACGTCCTGACGTTTGGAGTGGCAAGTATGATTGCACTGTGTCTGTGGCTCTAGGAAGCGGAAATAAAGATCAACAGATGATGCATCTTTCTCAGATGCTTTCTTTTGCTGGGGAGGCTATGTCTGGCGGATTAAGAATCGTATCAGAACAGAATATGTATAACTTGGGGGCATCTCTTGTAAAGGCTATGGGTTTTCAGAATGTGGATGATTTCTTAACTGATCCTTCTACACTTCCTGAGGAGGCTCCAGAGCCTGATTTAGAAGAGCAAGCAAATCTAATGGAAGCTCAAGTTAAACAAGAAGAAGTAAAAATCAAGGCTGCGGAAGTTCAACTTAAAGCTCAGAAGATTCAGCAGGAGTACCAGAAGTTAGCGGTAGATTCCAGATTAAAAGCTGAGGAAATTAGTATTGAAAGAGAACAACGACGAGCCGTAGCTATAGGGGACACCTAATGTTAAAAAAGGGAAAAAAACCAATTTCAAAGGATACTTTAGATGGTGAGATAAAACGACTAGACGTTGCCTCCCAAACTCCCGGGGAGCGAAAGTCGCGCCGTCAGAGGCGTTTTCATATGTTGAGGAATAAGCCAATAACCTAATGGATCAAGGACAACGGGAACGTCGCGCCCAAACATTAATAGACGACGAACTATTTAAAGAAGCATTTGATGTTTTGAAGGAAGATTTAATGAGTCGCTGGCAACAAAGCGGTTCAACAGATTCGGAAGCTAGAGAATCTATCTGGCTTGCGATGCGACTGCTTGATCGAATTCGTAGTCATCTAACGTCTATAATAGAAACAGGACACATGGCTAAGATAATAAACGAGCAACACCCATATATCTGAAGGAGAAATAATAATGGCGGATACGCAACAAGCCCCGCTTCCGGCTTTACAGCCGATACCCGCGCTAGGTGGAAGTATTACTGAGGCGCAAGAAGCATTACTCAGCTTAGTGGAACCTGAAGAGGAAACTCCCGAAACTGAGGAAGCACAACCTACCGAAGTTGAAGAGTCTCAACCTGAAGAGGAAGACGAATCATTTGAGGAGGAGTCTGAGGAGGAAGAAGAAGCTGAACCCGAAGGGGAAGAGGCTGAAGAAGAATCTAAAGAACCCGACGAAG